CTCAAGAACTATGAAGTGCCTATCTTCTCACCGGTTGAAATCGGCAAATCGACAGATTACAAATTTAAAGACGGCATTATCTGCTACAAAGCATCCGTATTCACTGGTGGTAATGTGGTAGGTTAT